CTCCCTTATTATCCGAATGATCCGACGACTTCTTCGAACTCGACACCAGTTCTAACGGCAACAAAGTTAAGCTGAATAAAGTTAATCGAGCGGGCTGGTTTGACGAAAATGTCTCCGACAAACTCATTTCGATCAATGATTTCTGGGGTGTTGTTTGTTTCGTCACAAACTACTCGGAAATCAGTGATACCTCGTCGACCCTGTACATCTCTCAGGAAAGGCTCAACCAAATTGACAAACTGTGCTCTGGTAAACTCGTCGTTGAATTCGAACAGGCTTTGTCTAGCTGCGATTGCAATTGCTTTTTCGAGGACAATAAACAATCGACGTACATTAATTCGATCAAATGCACTTGGGTAACCAAGCAACGTCTTATCACCAAACAGGATTGTGCCTTCGCCTGGGAAAGTAGTTACTGGGTTTACACCATTCTTATACAGTTGATCTCGCTCTGACTTGTTCGGGTTGAATGCAAGACTTACACTGTTCTTGATTCGACCTCGAGTAAGACCGGCCGGTGAGTACCATGGATCGCGAACCTGATCGGTGCGAGCCATTGTACCAGCGGTATCACCGTTTAATGGTACCCAACGATACTGATCATTGTACTTGTCGTACTGATACTTGTATCCGCTATCGAGTACTCCATATGAAGTTGATGGTAGAGTGTTTCTAAACTCAATAATGTCATCAATTTCAGCTGAGTTGTAAGATGTGTTGTTTACAACATCTGCTTGCTCTGGTGAGAAACATGCTACGCAGTCTTTCCTGTACTCAGCAATATTGTTGATAATATGGATTGCTGTTGCCGAAGTAGAAGATCCACCAAGAATCAAGGCAATATCAACTTCTTCTGCAGACTTAAACAAGTCATATCCTCGTTGATATTCACCAGCGGTTGCAGCAGAACCGTCTGAACCAGATGCAAGTGAATTAGTAATTGGAGTGTTACCACCACCAAAAGAACTACTTGCAGCAGAACCAGCGCTAGTTATACCTGTAGGATGACCTGCCCACCACAAGTAGGCCGATGATCGATTTAAGACTTCTTTGTAGTAATTGGTTGATCCGTCTTCGTTTTTAGCATCGGATGCTTTTGATACAGCATCAAATACTTCGATTACTTGACCTTTGATGTTAGTCCACTCACCATCTTCGTCAACGACCACGATGTGCATTTGATCGAAGGTTCCACCGCGGGTCGTTGCAAAAGGTGAGGTACCCGGTGCAGCTGTTACAAAGTTGTAGTATTCCCATCGGCGATTGAGTGCAGTTGAATTGTTTACAGTGTTGCCAGTGTAAGACGCAGTCAACACAGCAGAAAGACCATCAGCAGCTACAGTGTTAATTTGATAAATGTCTTTGTCTGGTCCAAGCTGAATCAGGTCACCAGAACTAAGAACAGATGCTTGGTTAGCCGAAAACACGACACCTGTGTTGCCGTTAACAACAGTATAGTTGCCTGAGAGTGTTGATTCAAATGCAGTAGCACTTGGGCAAATAGAATACTTCAGTGAGTTACCAAGTGCTCCTGGGTACTTAGCAACTACATCGCCACCACCAGAAATACCTGATGAGTAGTTAGACTCGTAATCGTCTTCGCTCTTCACTAAGATAGAAGCACCGTTAGCGTTGGCGTTTACAAGGCCGGTATTGTTTACTCGAACAGTGTGCAGTGTATCTGCATATGCCAAGAAGTTAGCAGCAGTAAAAAAGTCTTTAAAGAATGTTGCGTTAGGTTTTTGGAACTGAGCAACCAACGCAGCTTCATTACTGATCAGTACTCGTTGTTCAACAGGACCCCAACGAAACTGACCAGCGAAAGCGCCGGCTGTCGTTTGTACTGCAGGAACAATAGCAGTAAGATCAATCTCACTTACATTTACTCCTGGAGATATTTGGAAGGCCATCTTTGTCTCCTCGTGGTTTTTGTTTCTCGTATATTTATAAAATTAGAAGTCTACAACGTCCTCAACACTATATTTGTATCCCAGTGGACCTACAGATTCTTCTGGTTCGTGTGCATAGTGTCCATCATCAACAATACCAAATGGAAGCACATCATCTTCTATCATCCTTTGATTTTCTAGATATAGTCGATTGCGTACATCATTATCAGTAAGCTCAATAAAGAACTCTTGTCTTACCAACCACGAGAACAATACTGCACACATTACAAGGTCATCATGATGACCTTCCTC